CAACATGACGGTGTTCAACCGCAGCAACGACATCTGGTGGGGTGCGTACGGCGCCAACGCGGTGCACTTTAGCTTCCTGCAGGAGTTTGTAGCCGCGTCCACCGGGCACCGCCTGGGCGTGTACCGACAGGTGAGCAACAACTTCCACCTCTACACCGAGCTGTACGACGCGAAGAAGTACCTGGTGTACCCGCCCGAGGCTATCCACTACGACCATTACGCCCGGGGCACGGTGCGGCCCGCGCCGCTCATGCTCAACGGCGAGTACAAACTGTTCCTCACCGAGTGTGAGATGTTCTGCTCAGACCCCTTTAACGAGCGCATTCACTACGCCAACCCGTTCTTCGAGCACGTGGCGCGGCCTATGGCCATGATTAGCCGCGTGCGCAAGCAACACGCCGGTGACGGACGGTACTACGCGCAGAAGGTACGCGCTGAGGACTGGCGTCGCGCCGCGTTCGATTGGATTGAACGCCGCGAGCGCGCCCGCCGTTTGAAGGAGGAAGAACTACCCCACACCTCTTGAAAGAAAGTGGTTGCCCTGCTGCAAAATGCAGGGCTATAATTTGCTCTCATAACTGCTAACTGGAGAACTTGCACATGCGCCACACCCTGGACTTCATACTCGCCGGCAGCGAGGTCGTACGCTACCACACCGTCACCACGCTACAGCGCGAGACCGTGGGCCATCACTCACACGGCGTGGCCTGCCTCGCGCTCATGCTCAACCCGCAAGCCTCGCGAGCGGTGTTGTTGGCGGCGCTGTTTCACGACCTGGCCGAGCACCAAACGGGGGACATCCCCTCACCCGCCAAGCGCGAGTACGGCATTGGCGATCAGGTTGACAAGCTGGAGCGTAGGCTCATGCGCGACGCCGGGGTGTACTACCCCGAGCTGACCGACGCTGAGGCCCGCGTGCTCAAGCTGGCGGACATTGCCCACGGGGCGCTGTTCTGCCTGCGCGAGATGAGCCTGGGCAACCGGCGCATGCGCACCGTGTTTAGCCGGTACATGAGCTACGCGCACCAGATGTTGCTCGTCGGGCGCGAGAAGGAACTGTTTAATCTGATTGAGGAAATGCAAAATGAGTGCCAATGACCGGCAAATTGGCGGCAACCATTACAAGAAAGGCGGCGAGGAGCACTGGGATCGCCAGTGGCGGCTCTACGGGCGCGGCTACCTCGTCGGCTGCATCACCAAGTACGTCGAGCGTTACCACGAGAAGAACGGCGTGCAGGACTTGCAAAAGGCGCAGCACTTCCTGGAGAAACTGATTGAGCTTGAGAACCGCGCCGCCGATCGCCGCTGCGTCAGCGTAAGTATTAACGACCCGGCTGAGCCCGGCGCGGGCTACGTTGACCAAGACCGATGAGCACTTGGGTGTTTGACACTGAGACCCTACCCAACCGTACACTGTTCTGCGCTATGAACGTAGAGACCGGCGAGTGGTTTGACCTCTGGCGTCATGAGGACGACGCCCCGGCGCGGCTCGCCCGGTTTGTGCAGCGGCCTGAAACCACTTTTGTAGGGTTCAACAGCAAGTCGTTTGACAACATCGTGGTGGCGGCGTTCTGCCTCGGGCGCACCGAGATTGAGATCAAGCGCATCGCGGACGACGTCATCACCAACCGCGTGTCCCCCTGGGCGGCGATGCGCAAGTTCAACCTGCGGGACTTCATTCTTGATGACATTGACTTGATTGAGGTCGCGCCGTCGTTCGTGGGGCTAAAGGCTTATGGCGCGCGCATGCACATGCCCCGCCTGCAGGACATGCCCATCGCGCACAACGCAATGGTCAGCGCGGAGCAAGAGCCGGTGCTCGTCGAATACTGCCACAACGACGTTGAGACCACCGCCGAACTCCTGCGGCAGCTGGAGAAGGAGGTGTTGCTGCGCGTTGAGATGAGCCGCCGATACGGAACGGACATGCGTAGCAAGTCTGACTCGCAGATGGCCGAGCAAGCGTACATCACGAGCATGAAGCTCAAGCGTCGGGACAACGAGGTGCCCGCCACCGTTACCTACACGCCGCCGGGGTTCATCAAGTTCATGGACTCTGAACTTCAGGCGCTGCTTGACAAGGTGGCGGGGCACACCTTCAACATGAACCGCGCCACGGGGCACGTTCAGCTGCCGGACTTTCTTGGCCTGCGCACTGTCAAGTTCGGCACCGGCGAGTACCAACTCGGCGTAGGAGGAATTCACAGTGTACACGATAAGCAAATCTGTCATATCGCAGGCGATGACGTCATCTGTGATATCGACGCCGCGAGCTTCTACCCCAGCATTATTCTTGAATGCGGATTTATACCCGCCGGGCTGGGGCACGCCTTCGTGGCTGAGTACCGCAAGATCTACGAGCGTCGACTCGAAGCCAAGCGGTCCGGTGATAAGACCACTGACGCCACGCTTAAGATTTCTCTAAACGGCACGTTCGGCAAGTTGGCCAGCAAGTACTCGGTGTTGTACTCGCCGGACCTCATGCTGGCGGTTACGCTCACCGGGCAGTTCACGCTTCTAATGCTCATAGAGTGGCTCGAGCACGCCGGGGCCACCACCCTGTCAGCCAACACCGACGGCATCGCGATACGCTACCCTCGTGCCTTGGAGGACACGGTGCAGCGGGTGGTCAGCCGGTTTAGCCAGGTGTCGCGGTTCGCGTTTGAGTTTACGCCGTATCGCGCACTGGCGATGAAGGACGTGAACAACTACATCGCCGTGAAGCCGGATCGCTCGCTCAAGGTGAAAGGCATCTACGCTCCGCTGTCGCTGCGCAAGAACCCCACCGCGCAGGTGTGCGCCGATGCTGTGGGCCAGTGGCTCGCCAGCGGCACCCCGTTTGAGCAGACGATCCGGAGTGCGCCGTTCTGCGACTTCATCTCGGCGCGTAACGTCACGGGCGGCGGCGAGCAGATGGGCCAGTACTTGGGCAAGGTGGTGCGTTGGTACCAAAGCAACGACCCTGCGCTGGAGCCTATTCGCTACCGCAGCAACGGCAACAAGGTGCCCAAGACTGAGGGCGCGCGCGCCTGCATGACGCTGATTGACAAACTCACCCACCCGGAGGATCTTGACTACACTTGGTATCGCAAAGAGGCGTGCAAAATTGCGGTAGCCGTGGGTTGCGCGGCTTACCTCACGTCCGAAGAACAAGCACTCATTGCACCCCCACCCAAAGCAACTAGGAAGCGTAAAGATGGAACAAGGTAACACGCGCACGGTTTTCGTCGTGCAAGTTGACAACACGAAAGACCTGAGCGACGCGCGGCGCTACGGGCAGTTGCGCGCGGTGTTCGGCAAGCCGCGCAAACCGTACGACACTAACAGCATGATCTACCGCGCCCGCACTGTGCTTAAGGACTGGGAGCCCGGCGACTACCTGCTGATGATTGGCGACCCTACGCTCTGCGCGGTGTGCATGACCGTGGCGGCGGACTTTAACGACCGGATCAACGTGTTGAGTTGGAACCGGGACACCTTTGACTACGTGCCGCAGGAGTGGGACTTCGCGGTGGACGGCACGGAGTATAACGATTTCGCAACGGCGGACGACTAACCGCCTCTACTCAGAAAGGAGAAACAAAATGTCAAAAGAGAAAGAAAACATTTCCTCGTGGCAGGACAAGCTGCGTAAGGGGAAACAAGATGTGCCGCCCCGCGTAGTTGTCTACGGCGGTCACGGCATTGGTAAGTCGACGCTGGCGAGCCAGTTTCCGAGCCCGATCTTCATTAGCACCGAGGACGGTCTTGATTCGCTGGACGTGGTGAGCTTTCCGCGAGCGCAGCACATTAACGAAGTGGTTGAGAACATCAAGACCCTCATCAAAGAGGACCATGCGTTCAAGACCGTCGTCATTGACTCGGTTGATTGGCTCATCGAGCCGCTCATCGTGGGTCATGTTGAGGCCAGCCACGACGCTAAGGACCTCGCCTACGGCAAGGGCCAGATGCTCGTCGCGGAGGAGTTCCGGGAGATCCTGCAGGGGTTGGACGTACTGCGCCTGAAGCGCGGCATGAACGTGGTGCTCATCGCGCACGCGGCGGTGGTCAAGTTTGAAGACCCCCGCACCGAGCCATATGACCGTTATCAGCCCAAGCTGCCCAACCGCTGCAACGCACTGCTGCAAGAGTGGGCCGACGTCATCGCGTTTGCGGCGTTCAAGGTCATCATCCGCAAGTCGGACACCGGGTTCAACAACCAGAAGACGCGCGGTGTGACCACCGGCGAGCGGCTGCTGCACTTTGTTGAGAACCCCGCCTACGCTGCCAAGAATCGGTACAACTGTCCCGATGAGATCGAGATGACGATCGCGAATCTCGAGAAACTGATCCCCATCGCCAAGTGACTTTTTAAGGAGAATTGAAATGGCTAAGTTTGGATTTGA